GTTATATACAAAACATGTGATTGTTTATGTTGCGCAGAATCATCTGCTATATCTGAATCGGTATAATCTACTGTAAACAGGTATTTTCCTTGATAAAAATCCCCATCTATTTTGCAAAGCCAAGGACTTGAGCTTACTCGATCCAGTACAACTACTGAATGATGCCTAGACTCGCAGTCCCAGGGTTGAGCTAAATGATCTTCCATAGGCATAGGAAAATCTTCTGTAGGTATATCTGCGACTAATGCTTGTATCGGCATCCTTGCCCACATCGCACCACCATGTATATTACCTTCATCATTATCTTCGCACTCTGATTCGCAACCAGTAAACACCACCTGAAAACTCAATGATCTATCAGGTATTGTATTTACAGCAATTGCAAGTGCGTGTATGTACTCATTGTGATATTTTTCGTGATTATGAGTGAACTCACGTCGCACCCAACATTTAAAATGTGGGATGTTACTTATTAGGTATGACAATTTATCTCACTTTTTTCCTTACCTTTCTCATCATGCCACCTTTGGACATCTTACGAGCCGACCCACTTTTCGACATTTTACGCGCTGCACCACCTTTTGACATCCTACGTGTTGCTTTAGCTTTGGACATCTTTCTTGCTGCGCCACCTTTTGACATTTTTCTTGTAGCCGTACCTTTAGACATTTTTCTAGCAGCACCGCCTTTTGACATTTTTCTTTTCGAGCCATACTTAGACTTCTTAGCTGCGCCACCACCTCTCATCTTTCTTCTTGCACTACCACCTTTTGAGCTTTTATTGCTCATACCATACTTTGCGCGTTTTCTTTGCATTTTATCCTCTCTTATTTTTTCTTCTTTTTAAGTGTGTATGCTTCATTTTCTGGCGTATTAGGATCATCTGCAACGAACCTTCCTTTCTTAGTTCTTGCTCTTACTCTTTCATATTCGCCATTATTGTGTGTCTCAGACGCAGTTTCTTTTTTGAAAAAAAAGTTTTTGAGAACCTTCATCCAATCTTTTTTCAATATACTCATATCGAATTGCGCACTCTCTTTCGTGGGCCTCTATTTTAGAAAAAGCATTTGTAGATTCAATCATCTAAATAATTCCTAACTATTGTTAGAAATATATGTATTACCAGTAGTAATAGCTGTAGTGTAAGATGACTTATCATCACTTGCACCAGCTACATCAGGTTTATTATCAGTTCCGTCATACGCAAGAATAGCAGTCAGATGATCTACGTTTGCTTTTACTCTAGCGTTTGCATCGGCTTGTGTAGCTCCTGAAACGAGATGCGTTGATGAAAGCCCTTTAGAGTTAATATCGTTTATAACAGTCACGCTATCTGTAGCTGCTGTTAAACATTCGCTTACTGTCTGTGCCATTTTATTTTTCCTCGTTTATTTGTGCTTTTAATTGTTCAACTTGTGCTGAAAGTTCTTGGATTGCTTTTACTAGCATCGGTATTACTGCTGTTTCACCGACTCTTTGTTGTCCAGTGGGATCATCATCATCCCACATACTAAAACCTTCTTTAATATCACTATGTTTATCAATAGCTGCTTTAACTTCTTGAGCTATGAAACCGTGTTGAGTTTTAGAGTTTTTATAAACTTCTGTAGAGCCTTCTTCATAGGCTTTAAATTCTTTAGGTAAATCACCTTTGTTTCTATAGTTAAAAGTTACTGGTCTAAGATCGTTGATAAAGGATAAACCTACAGTAGAGTCTTCAATATCTTTTTTGACTCTTTCGTCTGATACAACTGCCCAAGTTGCATCACCATGCGATGCCCGAATATCAGCAGTATTTTGACCTATAGTTGTGAAGTTGTCTGCGCAAGTAAGACCTAATCCCAAACCATTAGCATTATTAGTGGTTACCGATGCTGTAGTGATGCCATTACCAATTAACGTATTAGATGAGCCTGTAGTAAGATTGTCAGCGCATTCAAAACCAAAAGCATCATTGTGAGTTCCAGTAGTTACTGCTTTTAAAGCTTTACGACCAACTGCTGTGTTGTTTCCAGCAGTTGTACTGTTAGCTGCTGCTTGTTCTCCAACCGCTACGTTGTTTGATCCTGTAGTCAGAGTAGTTAAAGACTCTAAACCCATAGTAGTATTTGCTGATCCTGTAGTTATTGCATCACCAGCAGATGCTCCAACTGCTGTATTTTTTTCACCTGTTGTGTTTGCTCCTAAAGCATCTTTACCAACTGCGGTGTTGTTACTTCCCGTTGTATTAGCATCCATAACATTAAGCCCAACTGCAACATTATCTACTCCTGTCGTGGTTGCTGTCATTGCGCTATGTCCAATAGCTACATTACCTGATGTTGTAGTTGCTGTAGCAAGTGCTGCATTTCCAATCGCTATGTTCGTATCTCCTGTTGTTAAGGCAACACCAGCAGATTTACCAAAGGCATGATTAAAACTTCCTGTTGTTACTGCTGCTAAAGCAGAAGCTCCTAGAGCAACATTTTCCGCACCTGTTGTGAGTGCTTTTAGAGAATCTAAACCAACCGCAGTATTGTTGTCTCCTGTCGTCAGAGCTCCTAAAACATCTGCGCCAACTCCAGTATTACCATCGCCTTCTGTTAATACATTAAAAACTTGGTGACCAAAGCCTGTGTTGTTGTTTGCTGTGCTTAAAGTACCTGTACCAGCATCATTACTTATCAACATACTGTTTGTAAAGTTTGCCTTTGAACCTGTAAATCCTAACAAGTTCATAGTTCCAGCTATTTCAAAATTTTGTGATTCATCAAGTGTAATAGTTGGGTTTGTGCCTACTGTTGAGCCAACACCAATAACCATTTTATCGGCAGAGTCATCAAGACCTATGTAATAGTCTTGAGCGTTGCCATCAAAAACGATTTTAGTATCCTCTGCACCAGCATCCCCTATTGTTAAGGTTGGGGTTGTTCCAGCTAATGTGATATTTGCATTAGCTGTCAATAAACCTGATACACCTAATGTGCCACCAACAGTTGCATCATCTGTGACTGTTAAATCGTCCTCTACTTTCAAATCTACGACATTCAAACTTGCAAAAGCATCAGTCACCGCAGCACCTGATCCAGCACCATCCAAATAGACAGCTTTTACATCGCCTGCTGGTATGGTTACATTTGCGCCACTACCTTGTGAGATTATTATGTTTTGCGAACCACTA